CACCGCCGCCGGGCGCGTCTGCGGCCGGCTCGTCGCGCCCGGTGACCTGCTGGCCTTGACCGAGGCCGAGGCCCGCTACGAGGTCGACCTCGGGCACCTTGTGGCGACGACCGTTGAGGCGGAGGCGCCGCCGCTCGACCTGTCCGAGGCCGAGCGGGCGGCCCTGCCGCGCCTGGAGCCGCTCGGCGACGGGCCGGTCGCATACGCGACCGGAGTCGGCGGCGTGGCGGACGCGCCCGCCAAGCGCCGCACCGGCAAGCGGGCTCCGGGCGGAGAGGCTTGAGCCGTGGCCTCCTGCGGCCTAGACCGAGAAACGGGTCTCCCCCTCCGCGATCTCGACCACGTCCGCCAGTCCGTCCAGACGATCTTCACGACGCGCCTGGGCGAGCGGGTGATGCTGCGCTGGTTCGGCGGCGGGCTGACCGAGCTGCTCGGCCGGCGGATCACACCGGCGCTGCTGCGCACCTATCGGATGCTGCTGGCGCTGGCGATCGCGACCTGGGAGCCCCGCCTCCAGGTCGTCAAGATCGACGGCACCGGCAACAGCGCGCGCGCCGTCGAGCTGGGCCAGCTCAAGTTCACGGTCATCTGCTACTACCGGCCGCGCGGTCATCTCGGCGATTTCAGGGTCGAGGGCGGCGCTCGCGCCCTCGACATCTTCGCCCGCGACGGTCGACTGGTCGTTCAGCTCGCGCGCGTCGCCTAAAGTCTTACCCTCATCTTGGGAGCATCGCGTGGCTGTCTCGAAGCGGTTCGCAGACATCGATCTGTCGCGTCTGCCGCCGCTGCCCGCGGTGCCGGATTACGACACGGTCTATGCCGCGCGCATGGCGGACGTCGCCGCGCGGCTCAACGCGGTCGGCATCCCCTACGACGTCACCAGCCTGAAGACCGACACCGTCGCGATTATCCAGGCGTCCGGCGCCTACCGCGAGGAGCTGGTTTACACGGCGTATGACGACGCGACGCGGGCGGTCCTGCTCGCGACGAGCTGGGGGCCGTACCTCGATCATCTCGGGGCGACGCAGGTCCCGCCGGTGGCGCGCCTGCCGCTGGTCGCCAGCCCGCGGCCCTACGTCTACGGCACCGACGCCGCTGCGGATTGGGAGGCCGACGACGACTTTCGGGCCCGCATCCAGCTCGCGCCGGAAGAACTGTCCACCTGCGGCCCCGAGGGCGCCTACCTCGCGTTCGCGCTCGGGGTCGCCGGGGTCAAGGCGGCGGCGGCCCTCGGCCCGATGAGCTTCGGCGGCACCCGCGCGCTGCCGTTCATCCCGCCGGGCGATGTCCATATTCCGATCGTCGCCACGGCCGGCGACGGCACGGCCCCCGACGCCCTGGTCGCGGCGGTGCAGGCGGCGGTCGCGCCCGACCTGCGGCGGCCGATCGCGGATTTCGTCACCGTCTCGGCGGCGACGATCTTGCCCTATCGGATTGAGGCGGTGCTGACGGTCGGGCCGGGCGCCGATCCGGCCATCGTTCAGACGGCCGCCGTGGCGCGGTTGACCGCCCAGGCCAAGCGCCAGCACCGGCCCGGCGCGGCGCAAAAGCTCGCCATGCTCTACGGGGCGGCCTTCGTCCCCGACAGCACCGGCGCGATCGTCGTCGACGACGTGCGGCTGATCAGCCCGCTCGCCGACGTCAACGGGGGCGAGATCTCCCCGGCGTCGCCCAGCGGCGCCTACGCCGCGCCCTACTGCACCGAGATCGTCGTGACCGTCGAGGTCAGCGATGCCTGATCCGGTCAAGCGCATCAACCTGCTGCCGCCGTCGGACGCGACGCCCCGCGAGCGGGCGCACGCGGACACCGACGGGCGGCTCGACGACCGCCGCGTCGAGAGCGCGACGATCACCACGCTAAAAGACCCGGCGACCTGCCCGGCGGCCCTGCTGCCGTATCTGGCTTGGGAGCGCTCGGTCGACGTCTGGGACCCGGCGTGGCCCGAGGCAACCAAGCGGGCGGTGATCGCCGCGGCGCCCGACGTCCACCGCCACAAGGGCACCGTGTACGCCGTCAAGGCGGTGCTCGGCGCCCTCCAGGTCGACGCCGACGTCACCGAATGGTGGCAGGAGACGCCGAAGGCCGCGCCGTACACCTTCAAGGTCATCGCGCAGGCGCGGGCCCGTCTCTACGACGGCCCGCTGCTCGACGCGCGCCTGATCAAGTCAGTGTTTTCCGCGGTGATGCGGGTCAAGCCGCTGTCCCGCGCCTTCGATCTGACTGTGGCCGCGAACATGCCCGGCGCGCTCGGCGCCGCCGGCATCGGCGTCGCCCGCTCCGTCGTCCGCGTCCCGGCCTACGCCGACAACAGCGAGACGTTTTCCGCCCCTCTCGGCGCCGCGGGCGTGGCCGTCGCCCGCTCCGTCGTCCGCGCCAGCATGGTGAGCCTGCCCGATGTCTGATCCCCTTGTTGTCACCCTCACCCGGGCCGGTCTGGCGGCGTGCGTGCGCGCCCAGGGCGACGGCCTGCAGGCCGTCGTCAACAAGGTGGCGGTCGGGCGCGGCCTCAACAGCGGGGGGAGCTACACCGGCTATACGCCGAGCAAGGATGCGACGGCCCTCCAGAACGAGGTCATCCGCGTTCCGATCATCTCCGGCTCGAAGCTCGGCGCCCCGACCCAGGCGCGGTTCCGGGTGCTGGCCGAGGTCCCCAAAACCTCGGCCCCGACCGAGTATTCGGTCCGCGAGGTCGGGTTCTACCTGAGCGACAACACCCTGCTCGCGCTGTGGTCGGATCCGACGCCCGGGTTCGTGCTCGCGTCGAAAACCGCCCTGTCGGACATCGCCCTCTCGTTCGACCTGGTGCTCGACCAGATCCCGACCGGGTCTCTGACGATCAGCGTGCTCGACCCGGAGATCCCGGAGTGGGCCGCGGCGATCGCCGAGCAGCTCGCCTGCCAAGCGCGCGCTTGGCGCAACGACATCAAGATCGCCCGCCGCCTGCGCGCCGCTGGCTTTTAGACGAGGATCCCCATGACTACCGTTGTCGACGGTCTCACCGACGCCACGACCGCCTTGCAGGCTGCGCTCGCGCAGTGGCTCGATCTCTACGACTCGGTCTCGGCCGCGCAGACGGTCACGGTCAATCAGGCCACCACGATCATCAACAACTTCGTCAACCGGCCGCCGGTGACGGCGATCTTCGTCGATGAGGTCGCCGGCAACGACGCCAATGACGGCGCCACGATCAGCACACCGAAGAAGTCCATCGATAAAGTTATCGAGGACATGAAGAACAACTCGACGTCGGTGCTGGCGCTCTCTGACCTGACCTTCAAGAAGCGCGGCTCCCTGTACGCGAGCCTGACCATCACCGGCATTCAGCCGGCGGCCAACCCGCAGGGCTTCATCGTCTATCAGCGGACGGTCCGGTTTCTCGGCACCGCGGAAAACTCGCCGCAAAGCTCCGAGACCTTCCCGGGCGGGCTCGTGATCTATGGCGCGGTGCTGCGCACGGTCGCGATCGACTTCGCGCTGCCTGATGTCCCGGTCGGGCTGACCTACCGGGCGCATTTCATCTCGCTCGGCTCGAATTTTACGATCAACGCCCCGACCATCACGGTCAGTTCCTCGGGCGCCGGCGCGCTGATCGGCGTGCTGGTCGCGCGCGCCACGGTCTACGTCAACCCGACCTTCGGGGCCGGCGCGGCCGGACACTTGTTCGACGGCGTCGCGGCGGGCGTGAACCCGAATAACTTCTGGCAGTACAGCTCGAACCTCACCTCGGCGTGAGGCGCTGCCCCGTCCTCAACCCGGAGCCTTGCCCGTGCCTACCCTCTCCCTTCTCGCCCTCCAGCCGCTCGACGTCGACCACGGCGGCCTCGGCTACCGCTGCCAGACGCTGGCGCAGCTCGAAGCCGCCGGCGTGCCCTGCGCGGTCCGCTTGGCGGCCGTGCAGGGCTATCTCGCGGCCCGCGTCGACGCGCAGGCCGAGGCCCTGCGCGGCCGCCTGATCACCCTCGGGGCGGGCCAGTCCCTCGAATATCAGGAGACCCAGGCCCAGGCGCTCGCGGCGCTCGCGGCGCCCGGTACGGCAACGGCCGCGGCCTACCCGATGCTCGCCGCCACCATCGGGGTCGACGTCGATCCGCAGACCGACGCTCCCGCGACCGACGTGCTCGGCGTCGCCCGCGCCGTCCAGGCGGCCGCCGCGCGCTGGCTGACCGCCGGGGCGGCGATCCGCGCCGCCCGCCTCTCCGGCAAGGCGGCGATCGCTGCGGCGTCCTCGGTCGAGGATGCGGCGGCGGCCTTCGACGCGATCGACTGGCCCTGATCCCCCGGCCTCGGCCGGCTTTCACCCTCCTGTTGCGCGCCGCCCTCGGGCGGCTTTTTCTTTGGAGCCTCCCGTATGACCGCGCCCACCCTTGGCTTTATCAGCACGCGCCCGGCCGACGATCCGATCGTCATCGCCGGCACCGACTTCTCGAAGGTCGGCATGATCTCGACCTCCGCGGACGCCGACGCCACGGTGTTCCCGCTCAACACCCCGGTCCGCTTCAGCAGCACGGACAAGGCGTACCTGTCGAAGCTCGGCACCGGCTACCTCGCGGACGCGGTGCAGCTCCTGAACGCCCAGCTCAACGGGCTGGCGGCGGACCTGATCATCGTGCGCGTCGCCGAGGGCACCAACGCGGACCCGGCGACCAAGCTGTCCGAGACGCTCGCGAACGTCGTTGGCTCGGCCGGCAGCGCGACCGGCCTCTATGCCTTCCTGACCGCCGCCGAGGTGGTCAAAGCCGTGCCGCGGCTGATCTGCGTGCCCGGCTACACTGCCCAGCAGCCGGACGGCGCCAGCGTCGCGAACCCGGTCGTCGCGGCGCTGCCCGCGATCCTCGACACGCTGCGCGCCTTCGCGCCGGTCGACGTCGCGCCGGGCACGGCCTCCGCCGCCATCGCCGCGCGCGAGACCATGTCCTCGCAGCGGATGATGCCGGTCGGGGTGGCGGTGCGCGCCTACAAGACCGTCTCGGGCTCGCAGGTTCTGACCACGATGCCGGCCAGCCCGGTCGCCGTCGGCCTGTTCGTCGCGGCCGACAACAACTCGGGCGGCAAGCCCTTCGACACGATCTGCAACAAGCCGGTCCAGGGCATCGCCGACGTCAGCCGGCCGATCGCCTTCTCGCTCCGCGACGGCTCGACCGAGGGCCAGACGCTGCTGGCCGCGGACGTCGCGATCATCGTCCGGGGCGAGTCCGCGGACGTGGACGCGATCGCTGAGGGCGGCTTCGTCTTCCTCGGCTGGGAGACGGCGGCGATCACCGCCGACTGGACGCAGGCCCATCAGGTCCGCGGCCAGGACTACATCGACGTCGAGGAACAAAAAATCACCCGCGCCTTCCTCGGCAAGCGGATGACCCCGCGCGTGGTCGAGAGCTGGCTCCGGTCGCTCGACGACGCGATGCTGGCCCATGTCCGCAACGACCCGCCGGATATTCTCGGCTACAAGATCGTCTTCTCGAAGGATCTGAACGCGGCGCCCCAGATCGAACTCGGGATGCTGCACATCCAGAGCTACATCCAGCAGGCCCCGATCTTCCTCGTCGCTCAGAACGACGTGAGAAAATATCGCCCGGCCCTGGACGCCCTGGTGGCTGCGGTGATCGCCAACACCGGCCCGATGACCGCCACGGTCTAACGTCAGCCGGCCCGCGCCGCCTCCCGGCGCGGGCGCTCCCCCTCTTGCATCGGAAAGGCCCCTCGCCGTGGCTCAGGACATTCTCGTCATCGAAGAAGTCGACGTGCGTCGCTACGACGACCCGGACGACACCCGTGTCTTCACCATCAACAAAATGGCGCTCCCGCCGATCAAGCGGAAGATGTCCGAGCACACCCCCGGCGGCGGCATCGGTACGGTGAATTACACCCTGCCGATGATCGACGCGCTGGAGCCGCGCTTCTCGGTCAAGGGCCTCGACCTCGACGTCCTGCGGAAGTTCGGTTTCACCTCGGGCGTCAACGATAAGTGGACGTTTGCAGCCTCGCTCCGCAACAAGAAGACCAACGCGCTCCTGCCGGTCCGGGCGACCATCCAGGGGATCGTCTGTGAATGGTCGCCCGGCGAGCATTCGCCCGGCGAGCTGCTCGACTGCGACCACTCGATGCAGGAGGTCATCTATTACAAGCTCGTCGTGAACAACGAGCGGATCTTCGAGTGGGACTTCTACTCGCGCG